AACCTGATCACACGTAGGACAATTAGTATGCTCTTCATAAAACTTAGACGTCTTTACAAGTTGAGATATATCATTCTTGTATTGCATATCCTTTGTCTTTAACTGTAAGAGATGATCATTTAGTTTCTCATATGACGTACTATCCTCAGTCATACGAGTAGTAAGACCATCACCTAAGTCTTTTGATTCAGCAAAGATTTGATCGATAACCTTTTTATGATCACGAATTGTTTTACGCTTACCATCGATTTGATCTTCATTTAATGATTCAAGGTTCTTAATATACTTATTTTGAGTATCAATCTTACCGTTAATCAATTGAATCTGATATGATAAATCCTTAATCTCTTCTTTAATCTTACCATTACGTTCTTTCAATAGACCATTCATCTTACTGAAGATGTTAATATCCAATAAGTCTTCGATTACTTCTCTACGTGAATGTGAAGGTAGTTGCATAAAAGGAATAAACGAACTAGAACCGAGTACAACTACTTGGTGAAATGATTTATGATTTAGCTTAAGAATGTTTTGCTCTAAGAACTTCTGATAATCTCTTGCGCTTGAAGACTGATTAATTAGATTACCATTCTGATAGATTTCAAACTTACCAGGCTTGATAGCTCGATGAATCTTAAACTCAGATGAACCAATCTTAAACTCTACCTCAACAACACAATGCTTCTTATTAATAGAGTTAATTAGCTGATCTTTCTTAATATCACGGTGTGACTTACCGAAAAGACCAAAGGATAATGCATCGAGTAAAGTAGATTTACCTGCACCATTTTGGCCTACGATAAGTGTAGTCGGACTTCTATCAAATTGTATTTCTGTAAACTCATTACCAGTAGATAGAAAATTCTTCCATCTACATAACTTAAAGTGAATCATTTAATGATTAATCCTCGGCATCTAAGATTTGTTGAGATGCTCTCACCCAAACATCAACCGCACGAGTAGCAGTCTTATCTGAAAAATTATCTACAACCCATTGAGCAACGTTTTTACTCTTACCATGTGGACACAATGTCCAAGTTAAATCTTCCATTAGTGTGCATCCTCTTCAGCCATTAGGAATATTGCGTTAGTAATAATAGTCGGTACAATCAATGCCAGATGAACACCGATAGATACTGGAATACTATAACCAAGCCAGCCTAAGTAATAGATTGCGATTATCCCAAAGAATGCAGACCACATAACAAATAGTGCCATCAATAGATACCCTTGCATCACCTGATCTGGAATAAACCTCAGTGGGTTATATCGTAAATCCATTATCATTCTATACATTTCAATTATCTTTCTCATATTATACTACCTCAAGGTTTTGTGCTTCTGTATATAGCTCTCTTAACTTCATTTTAATATTATCTTTATCAAGATCTGTTTCAACTGCATCAACATATGTATCGAGTAAGTCCTTTGTATCTTCCAAAGAAACCTTATCATCATCTACGCTTGAACCTACAAACTCTTCAAAGTTCTCAGCAATCTTTAATTCATACGTTTCTACATTCTGTAGTCTATCAATAAACTTATCAAACTGATACAGGTCAGTCTTATTGACAACCAGTACTTTGATGAACTTATGTTTATATTGCTCTACATCTATACTATTATAATCTATTTTCTCGTCATTGTACACTATTTTTTCAAACATTGTAATAGGATTACGTACGGGGGTGAGTTCTCTTGTTTCAGTATCAAGTATGTGGAAGAACTTAGGATCATCAACATCGCTCCAAGTAAATTCCATTTGAGAACCAAGATAGTGAACATTGCCTTTACTTGATTTAGTATGGAAGTGACCTGACATAACCGTTTCGAAACGTTTAAATAGATCTGCCGTCATACCGTGTGGATTAGGCATGCCTTTGTACATATCAAATCCTAGTAGCTCAAGGTGAGCACCGAGGAATGGAGCTTTACAGTTAGCAATAAAATCTGTATACTCTTTATAGTTAGCATTATTAATCCATGGCACAACAGCTACACCTAGACCATCATAGTCTAGAACGGTTGGCTTCATTATAATATTAACATTGGAAGTAAAATATCCGAGCAGCTCTTTGAGGCTACACAACTCATTAGTATTTTTATAGAACACATCATGATTGCCAGGAATAATATCCATAGTAATATTATTATCCCGAAGAGGTTCCAAGAAAACTTTACGATTTTGATTAAGTGCTTTAAAATTGACAAACTTTCGATGCTCATAGTAATCACCAAGATGAAGTATATTCTTAATATTATGTTCTTTCAAATAAGGAAAGAAGATCTCAGAATAGAATCGTTCTTGGTAGTTTAAAAATATATCAGAGGAGTTACGTACACCACAATGTGTATCATTCAATATAGCTACTTTCATATTATACCATAAATAATTCTAGTTTTTTAGCTTTAGCAGCTGCTTTCTCTTCCTTAGCAAACTGTTTAACGGCTTCGTCTTTAGTCTTAATAACATCAATACGGCTCTTAAGTTGATCAACATAAGCTCTTGTATCATTTGCTGCTTGTGCATCCATACCCATATCCATAAAGTCTTCTACACCCATACGTTCAATGAACCGATGCTTTATATCTTGTTGCTTCTTTTCTTTTGTAATACGTCGAATGAATGCAAAGAAACAAATCTGAGTAAAGTATGAGAATGCATTAGGGTTACCAGTACGAGTAGCAGTTTCAATCTTATAGTTACGAATAGCTCTTAGACAGTTTTCAACAGCATCCATTACCATTTCATCTCTATAAGTGTACCGAACAAAGTTCGGTCTGTGAGACAGGCCTTCGGATATCTTCATAAAGCATGTAGCAATATAATCAGTTACTTTTGGTGGTGTTTGATTTTTTTCTTCAGCATCATTAACTGACTTAACATAGTCAACAACAGCATAAGAAAATTCTTTATTGTTTACGTAGTGTGGTTTTTCTCTTGGTTTTAATTTTTTAGTCATATATTATCTCCATAATAAGCATATTATAACATAGTTTACGGTGAATGTACACTATTAAATTAATTAAAATAAAGGTGTACAAATACGCGATTATGTGTTATAATAATATAGTTACCCGGGGAGGCAGAGGTATACTAAAATTAATGATAGGTTTTAGTCTTATCTGGATTCAGATCTGGATTATTGTCATCTTCAAAGTCATCGATATCAAGGTCATCAATATGATTAACCTTTTCATCTAAAGAGATGGCAAACTTAACGTATGTTTCTTTAATGTTACCAGCTACAGCAGCATGTGCAACTACCATCGATTTGTCGATGGTAAATGTATTACTTAAAGAAAGATCAAACCAAGGTACTAAGTTAAATAGATCTGTCTTAGTTGTATTTATCATTATTCTAAACGGCCGATCAATAAGATAATTTTCTTTATTATCAGACTCGACTAGTGCTATAATCTCATCGCCATTCATAAGTTTAAACTGACGTATAGGTAAATCTTTTATAGTTTCAATCATATGTTTATCTCATATACTTTGTATTTAAACTTCTCTTTATTATATATCTTAATTCTTTCAGCTGCATGATTTAACGTATAATTCTTTGAACTTTTCCAATGTAAATCATCAGCTATATCGTATACCTTTGTAGCTTTACCGTCAGTCGACTTACGCAATCCTCTACCAATGGATTGAAGTACTCTAACCTGAGACTTCGATGGTGATGCAAAGATTATGTTGTTTAGTCTTTTTATATTTATACCTGTGGAAAACGTACCAACCGAAGCAACAATAATTGCATCTGATTCACCTTCAGTGATAGCTCGTATATTCTCTCTATCATCTACTCCAGTTTCTCCAGATACATAAAAGAGTTTACGATTCGTTCTACCCATTTCTTCTAACTTCTTTGTTAACATATCATGTAATGGTTTACCATGCTTATCAACATACTGGAATAAAATAAGAGTATTACCATCTTGATCTAAAGCAAGGTTCGATATAAACTGATTACGAGGATCATGCCTTACAATAAAGTCCATCTCTTCCTGATACTTCACTTTTGAAATCTGTTTACAATATTCATCAGCATACTTAAGCAGTAATACTGATACATCTAAATCAGCTAAATCTTTCGAATCAATTAAAGCTTTAGTAGTAGTTACTTTATGCACTGGACCGAATAAACCTTCTAATACAAGCTGATGTGTCTGTGTTCCATCCAATGTGCCAGTTGTGCCGATTCTGTATTTAGCATTACAACACTTCTCGAGTATTGCAGTTAATGACTTAGCTTTAAAGTTATGTGCTTCATCACCTATGACCATACCATAATCAGCAAACCATGGAGCACGTTCCTTATATATCGACTGCCATGTACTAATCACCACTCTGTGTTTTATATCATACTTCTCTTTACCACCATAAATCCTATGACAATCTTCAGCCACATTCCATTCATCGTATTGGCTATAATCGGCAAAATCAGAATACATCTGCTCAACCAATGATGTAGTCGGTACAATCAATAGAATATTACCTTCATCATACGTGCTCAGATAATATCGAATAGCCATGTATATAATCAAAGACTTACCAGATGCAGTCGGAGAAAGTAACAACGATTGTCTATTACTTAATGCATGATGTACTGCTTCTTGCTGATATCCTCTTGCTTCAATCTTATTACCACCAGCAGTCAAATGTAACTCATCCAATAATGCAGACACATCTATATTCTCTGTTATATCCGGACGACCATAGCGATGGCTATCTTCAACTTCTATTTCATAATCACGTGATGCAGCAAACTCACTAAGGTATTTAAATAACCCAGTATATAATAGCTTTTTACGAACATCGAATAATCGTATCTTACCGTCCCACATACGATTCTTATATGCCGGCATAAATTTATATCCAGGCACATAAAAACAGAAATGATCTGCTAATTCCATTTCAATACCAGGATCTGTCTGTATATTAAGAAATACGTGATTACCCTTAGATACTATAATCTTGTCCAAGTTATCTCCAATATGGTCCTGCTGCCCATGCTACAATAGCATATCTAGTGCCACTAGTTATAGGTGTTACGGTATGTTGAAGATATGACGGAAATGTAATCATTGATCCTTTTACTGGAAACTTTTTACTTCTTTCATTAGAATGTTCTATATAATCTGCTAGCTTAAGAATACCACCAGTATAATCTTTATAATATGTATTTAGTGGTATAATCATAGTCATTTTTCGTTGAGTGTGAGAAGTACCATAATTAACATCCTGATGCCAATCAAACCTATCACCTGCTTCATATTTTAATAAATTAACACCACTTATGCCGTCAATATCAATTTTAGAAAAATCGCATTCACGAATTATCTTTTTTACCTGTTTCATTAAACGCTCTACAAGCCAATGATAGCGATCGTCTTCAGTATTCATTAAATCAGCATCTTTTCTAGAAAGTCTATCGTTATCACTATAATGCTCACCACTAGTATAATCAGTCATATATGGCATGCCAAATTTTAGTTTATCATCATTAAAAATAGAATCTATTTCTTCTTCGGATAAAAAATTATGAGTTATGAATGGGCTTAAAGCTTTGTACACAACGTCATATTTAGTATTATATGCCACTTGTAAACTTCCTCCACTCAATCATATTCTTGATATTTTGATGACGCCACTTAATATTCTCTAAGATTTCTTTTAGAGTTTTATCAAGTTCTTCGAGGTATTCGATTTTGGATTGTGCTTCTTGTATGACAGAATCAGAGTCATAGAATTTATCCATGTCTCCTTTGAGGACAGTAAGACCACCAAGAGGATCATAGTCCCAACCAAGATCATCCATCTCTTGCTTAGATAGTTTACCGTTATAGTGTAACCACTTATTTTTGAGCAATACTTTAAACTCAGCTTCACGCCGTCTCAACGTAAGCTTATTAACTGACATAAGTTCTAAGTATTTACCATGAAGTTTGGCAGATTCACGAGATGCTTCATCTAACTGCATTTCATCTATCTCACAATCTTTTTGCCACATTTCTAGAATGGATTTTAAATCAATCATATAGTTACCTTTTCAATCAATATATTATATATACTTACTTTATTTCATAGTATGAGTACTTAAACGTAACCTCGGCTGTAAGATATTCAATATCCCCTTGGTTAACATCAAACTCTAAACCAGATAGACTGGTAGGAAATATACCTCTATATTGTACTTCCTTTGTTTTATTTAGATGAGAATTAAGTATAACAAGAGTTGCATCTGATTGCATCTCATCATCTTCTCTTTCACCATTTACAATATCATGAATCCAATTAAAGGTTTCAAGATAGTTTTCCATATTTTCAGTCACATTGAATCTTA